TGATTCAGACCGGATTCGTGGAAGGCGCAACGGTGCAGGACTTGACCAGCAAGGTGATGCAGGTATCGAAGCGGCAACAGGCCCAGGCCGAAGCGCTAGTCAGGACATCAATCAATCACATTTCATCAGAAGCCCGGCACGAGACGCACTTGGCGAATAGTGACATATTGCAGGGTGAGGAATTTGTCGCCGTTCTGGACAACCGCACCACTGTTGGCTGCGCTGCCCTGGACGGCAAGATATTTGGCTTTGAAGAAGGCCCGACAACGCCAAGGCACTGGAACTGCCGGTCTGTTCGGGTTCCGGTGCTGGATGAACGGTTCCGGGAAGATGGGCTGGTTGGCACCAGGGCCAGCAAGGGCTCAGATTTTACCGGACAGGTATCAGCAAAACGCACATACGGCGGCTGGCTGCGAGATCAAAGCGCATCATTCCAAGATCAAGTGCTGGGTGAAAAACGAGGCAAGCTATTCCGGCAAGGTGGCTTGAGCCTGGACAAATTCACCGATGATTCCGGTCGGCAATACTCTCTGGCAGAGCTCAAATTGCTTGAGCCAGTGGCGTTTGAACGGGCTGGTGTATAAAAATCAACATTATTGCTATAATCCACAAATCGCTGCGGGGCAGCAACAAAAGTACGGGGTACTTCAATGTCAGAATACCAATTAGAAAGCATCGATGATTTAGACGAAGCGGTGCAATCACTCTACAAGCAAGATGGCGACAAATATATTCTGAATGTCTCTGGAATACCGGAGCCTGAAGATACATCAGGGCTCAAAAATAAACTTGAGCAGTTGATGGACGAGGCGAAGGAAGCCAAGCGCAAAGCCAAGGCGCTGGAAGAACAGAAAACCAGGCAGGAAGAAGATATTGCGAAGGAAAAAGGCGAATTCAAGACGCTTTGGGAGCAAGCCCAGAGCAGATTGGCCGAAAAAGATAATGAGCTCAAGGAATTTACTGCTAAAATACAGCAGAAAGATATTGATGCGGCTGCTGCCCAGATCGGCATGCAGCTTGCCAAGAGCGATGCGAAGCGGGCCGAGGTGCTCAGTGATTACGCATCGCGTTATGCCCGCCACGATGGCGAGCGAGTCAGTTTTTTAATCGGCGGCATGGAAGTTGATTCAGCCGCCTTGATGGAACATCTGAAAAAAGAGTTTCCGTTTTTAGTAGACGGCTCAAGCGCTTCCGGGGGAGGTGCATCGAGTTCAAATAGCAGCGGGGCTGCAAAACAGATTAGTCGCTCCGAATTTGACCGAATGCCTGCTGATAAGCGAATGGCGTTTGTGAAGAATGGCGGGGCAATCACTGATTAAACCCGACAAGGTATTTCGTTATGGCTAACACACTCACCAATCTCACTCCCGACTTGTATGAAGCGCTCGATACCGTTTCACGCGAGCTGGTTGGTCTCATTCCTTCTGTGACTCTCAACGCATCTGCTGAACGAGCCGCAAAAGGTCAAACTATCCGCAGCGCCGTTGCTCCTGCAGCATCTGCCGCTGACATTACTCCTGCGCAGACGGCTCCTGATACTGGCGATCAGACCATCGGCAACAAGACCCTGAGCATCTCTCAGTCCCGTGGTGTAGCGATCCGCTACAACGGCGAGGAGCAGCGCGGTCTGAATGCGAATGGTCCTGGCTACCAGAATGTTCTGCGCGACCAGTTCGCCCAGGCAATGCGTACTCTGTGCAACGAAGTCGAGCAGGATATTGCTGACCTGTACACCAGCGCTTCTCGCGCCTACGGTGCTGCAGGCACTACTCCTTTCGGCACTGCTGGCAACTTCACCGATGCCTCCAATGCTCTGAAAATCCTGAAGGACAACGGCGCTCCGCTGACCGGCAACCAGCTGGTTGTTAGCTCTGCTGCCGGTGCCAACATGCTGGGTCTGCAGTCTCGCGTAGACGTGCAGGGCAATGATTCCATGCTGCGCCAGGGCGTGATCCTGTCAACTGCTGGCATGGACATCCGTGAATCTGCTCAGATCAACAGCCACACCAAGGGCACTGGTGCTAGCTACCAGACTGACGCTGCCGCATCTGTAGGCGACACCACCATCAGCGTAGATACCGGCTCCGGTACTATCCTGGCTGGCGATGTTGTTACCTTTACCGGCGACAGCAACAAGTATCTGGTGACTTCTGCACTTGCAGGCGGTTCATTCACCATCGCTGCTCCTGGCCTGCTGGAAGCAGTTGCAGATAACACTGCTGTTACCGTTGGTAATGACTATGCTGCAAACATGGCTTTCAACCGATCTGCCATTGTTCTGGTAACTCGCGCTCCGGCTCGACCAGAAGAAGGCGATCTGGCTGAGGATGTCATGCTGATGACTGATCCGCGTTCCGGCATCACTTTTGAAGTGAGCATGTACAAAGAGTACCGTCAGGTTCACTTTGAAGTAGCTCTGGCCTGGGGCGTTTCTGCCATCAAGCCTGAGCACATGGCTATCCTGCTGGGCTAAGTCTGACAATGAACAGCGGGTGGCATTTGCTGCCCGCTTTTCTTGTGGTGGAGTGCAATGGCTACGATTATCGTTGAAGATGGCAGTATTGTTACTGGTGCCAACAGTTATGCGACTGTTGCCGAGTTCACGCAGTTCTGCAATGACAGAAACATCACGATTGTCAGTACATACGGCGATGAATCTGAATTGCTGATCCTGGCGATGGATTACTTTGAGCAACAGCCATTCAAAGGCATCAAGTTCATCGAAACTCAGCCATTGCAATTCCCACGATCTGACTTCTGGCTCGATGGCTATCTGACCGATTCAGATGTCATCCCGCAGTTGGTCAAAGATGCTCAGATCACGATTGCCATCTCTATCATGAGTGGTAATGATCCGCTTTCCACATTGGATCGCTCAGTTAAACGCGAGCGGGTTGATGTGCTGGAAGTAGAATACATGGACAATGCCGGGCCGACCGTTGTGATCCGCAGCGTGGGCAACATCATGCGAAAGCTGGTGACCAGCAGCACGATGGGCAACAATTTCAGCACGATCCGGGCATAGATCATGGCGATCAATTATTCGGCGCTGCAGACCACTTCCGAGCGGTTGCTGCGCGAAAATGGCCAGGCGATCACTTTCAGCTATACCGCTGGAGCCGTGATCAATCCCGCCACCGGCGAAGTGACTGATGCTGGAACTACAGCAACTGTTACAGGTTATGGAATAGCCACGAATTACCAGAATACCGAGATTGATGGCGAATCTGTCCTCGCAGGCGATCTGCGACTCATTGCCAACTATGTTGCAGCTGAGCCAGAGCCAGATTGGACGGTATCGGTGAACAGCAAGACCTGGCGCGTGATGAACGTGCAGCCGGTGAATCCTGCTGGCACGAATGTTATTTATATCTGTCAGTTACGAATATGAGCGCAGCGGAGAAAGACATCAATACCGCGTTATCTGTACGCTTGACGGCAATCCAGGCAGCTGGAAACCCGCCGATAGCCTATGAGAATACGCCGTATGAGCCGACAGAAGGCACTTTGTACTTGCGCGAGAATTTCATCCCGAACATCAAGGAGCAAGTTGGCATTGCACATGCCAGTTCCGATGATTATGAAGGGATTTATCAGGTGACCGTGGCTGATGGCCGAGGTGACCGCAGATTTGATGCCCAGGAGCAGGCCAGGCTTGTTTCGGCGCACTTTCCGCGAGGTGCGGAATATACATATAACGGAGTGACCGTAAAGATCACCCAAAGCCGCGTCAATGGCGCAGTGGTAGAGGACAACTGGTACAATATCCCGGTCACGATTGAATGGCGGGCGCTGGTATGAGCTTTGAATCTGATTGGCAGAAGGTTTCCGCAAAGCTGGACAAAGTTATCAGCCAGGGAATCCGGGCCACTGTTTTCGAGGTTGGTTCAGCGATTATCCGGCAGACGCCAGTGGATACTGGCCGAGCCCGGGGCAACTGGCAGGCAAGCGTAGGCTCACCAATCGGCAGCGAGACCAGCAATACCAGCGAAGGTGCTGCGATTGCAAAAGTGAACAGCGCTGCCAATGCTTCAATCGGTGATATTTTTTACCTGACGAACAATTTGCCATATATCCGCAGGCTGGAATATGGATACTCTGACCAGGCTCCAGACGGCATGGTCAGGCGCAATATGCAACAATTTAATCGGCTGCTGGTAAAGAACTTGCGAGCCGCTGCAAAGTAACAAAGGAGTTACAACATGGCTATTCAAACATCTGCAGGAACTACGCTGGGCATCAGCGCAACTTTGCCAAGCACCTTCGATTCTGACGGCTCCACTGGTTATCCCAGCCTGAGCTTCAGCACCGTTGGCGAAGTGACTGAAATCCCAGCTTTCGGCTCAGTATACAATCTGATCACTCATAACCCGCTCGGCGAGCGCCGCGTGACCAAGCGCAAAGGCTCTATCAATGATGGCGCTTTGACGCTGACTTTCGCTGCTGACGTTGCCGATACTGGACAAGTCGCACTAAAGACTGCTCACACTTCCGATGCTGAGGTGGCGATCAAGATCACTTATCCAGACGGCGAAGATGATTACTTCACTGCCCTGGTTATGTCTTATCAAATCAATGCTGGAGGCTCAGACAGCATCAAGCAGGACACTGTAACGCTTGAACTGACTCGTGCGCCTTTCAACGTAGCTGCATAAACCACAATAACTAAAGGGTTGATATATGGATCTGGCAAACATTGATTTGCGAGCTGCCGCTGAGAATGGCATTGATGTCGCTCTCCAGCATCCGGTCACTGGGGACTACCTGGAGGACGAAGCTGGCGAGCGACTGATTATCACTGTACTGGGCAAGGATAGTGAGGCATGGCAGGCTGCTGCCAAGCGCATCAATACCAAGAACGCCAATCGGTACAAGGGCAAGAACGTACCCAGCAGTGCGCTTGAGGCTGCGCTGTACGAGATTCTCAGCGAATGCACAGTCAAGTGGACAAAGAACATCGAGTTTGACGGCGAAGCACTCAAGTGCAACAAAGAAAATGCTCAGATGCTCTATGAGAAGCGAAACTGGATTGCAGAACAATTGGTTGAAGCCGCAGGAGATCGAGCCAGTTATTTTTTGAAATAACTTCACTGCTAGACCTATATGTCCGGCAGTGGGCTTGGCTCAACACCAGGGCGAAAGACCAGGCTAGTCCAAGGATTGACCATTTAGATGATGACTCAGTGCGTGACCGGTTCCCGGATGTGGAGCCGTTCGCGTATCTGATCGAATTATTGAGCCGGGTCGGGGTTGCTACTAACAACGGGTCGGGGATACAGGGCATCAGTTGGCAGGAGATAGATGCATTCGTCTCGCGCACCAAGATGCCGATAAATTCATGGGAAGCGGAGACAATAAAGCGCCTGTCGGCTATATATGCCGCCTCTGTGCTAAAATACGACAACCAAGACGCACCAGCGCCATTCCGCAGTGACCGCGAAAATGCG